GGGGCATTTTCCTTATGATCCTGAGTTGCCTACTTTTTGTAGTATAGACTTTGGATTCAGACAACCTGCTGCGTTATGGTTTCAAACCTATCGTGAAGAAGGACTTTGGCATATAAAGATTATAGATGAAATGATACATGAAACGGATGTTAAAACCGATGACTTTGTAAATAGGATTAAGTCAAGGAACTTTAAGTATGTTACTTATTATGGCGATCCTGCAGGTGGACAGGCACAGGGACAAACAGGTTTGGGAGATATAGAGATATTCAAAAGACATGGAATTAATGTGAAGACTATAAGAGATAAGGTTTCAAGAAAGATAGAAGCAGGTGTATCTCATGTTAGAGGCTTTATAGAGAACGCAGAAGGTAAAAGATTCCTCCATGTGCATAATGAATGTCAAGGTATCGCTGAGGATTTAGAGAACTATCGTTATCCTGAGCCAAAAGAGGGTTTCCCTTTAAAACCAGACCCTGTAAAAGATGGCTACCACGACCATGGTTGTGATGCTTTAAGGTACTTTTTCATAAATAGATTTCCAATCAAAAATAGACAAGTGAGGATATTACAAAGATGATTGCACACGAATTAATACAAGAATCGCTTAAGAATGAGAAACTTAGAATAGCGAAGAATAGAAGAGATGAGATTAGGCGTATGGTAGATTACTATACAGATACAGAGACAGATAAGTATATAGACAATCACTTTGCTGCTACTGCATTTCGTGAGATACCACCTTATTCTGTTAATATTACTAGAAGATTTATTAATAAGATGTCAAGAATTTACACACTTGGGGCGGATAGGAATGTAAGCGATGATTATTTATTCCTCACTCGCAAAAAAAATGCAAGGATGAAACATATCGAGAGGATGACAAGGCTTGTCGGTACGATTGCGAATAGAGTTATGATAAAAGAGGATGCAAATGGAACTTACTTTGAATACAGACCAATCTATTATTATGATGCATTTTTTGATGAAGACCCATTTTTGCCGATGGCGATTACTTATCCGCTCCTGCTACCAGTAAATGACTCATCAAGAACAGATGAGATGCACTATGCTTATTGGGATGATGTCCATTACGCTGAATATGACGAAGATGGTAATATTGTTATGCAATATGAGCATGGGTTTGGTATGCTACCATTTGTATTTACTCATAGAGAAGACCAAATAGACTCTCATTTTGTCGAGGGAGCAAACGACATTATCAATGTGAATGAGCAAGTAAACATCACTATGACTGAGATGCAACTTGGTTTAAGGTTTCAAATGTTCGGACAGCCTGTAACTACAGGGGCAGATATAGATAAAAATGTTACCAGGACAGGTTCTGACAGTATATTAGGCTTACCTGAAGGTGCTACATTTGATATAGTAGCTCCACAAGGCAATATTGACTCTGTAATTAGTAATGTTAAGTTTCAAATAGAATTAGTCGCACAAAGTAATCATTTATGGGTTCATTGGGCTGAACAAGGTGGTGAGATGCCATCTGGTGTAAGTTTGATGATTAAAGACTTAGAAAGAACCGAAGATTACATGGATGATATTGATCTTTGGAGAATGTACGAAGAGGAATTATTTATAGTAGAAAAAGCAGTTGCCAAAGCGAATAACATTGGAATCTCAAACAAATTCGGTGTAAATTTCATTGAACCTGAGTATCCTCAATCGATACAGGATCAAATTTTATGGAATAACTTTAGACTAGAGAATAATCTAACAACTAGAGCTAAATTACTTAACGAAATTAACTCTGATTTATCAATAGAAGAAGCTCAATCTTTAGTTTCAGAAAACGAGAGGACAAATGGCACAGGGCAAGAGCAAAGAGGACTATTTAATAGAACATTCCAAACAACTCGAAGAACTGAGGAACAAGGCGGATAGCATAGAGCTAGAAGACGGAAAGTTCCTAGACTCACCAGAAGAATACGCAGAAGACTTAATAGAGAAAACTATTATTAAGTTTTTACCTGACTTTATTAAAGCCAAAGAAGAGGGTAAGAAGTTAGCGAGGCGATTAATTGATTGAAAGTATAAAAATCAACTTTAGCTTCGGCAAACTTCTAAGAAACCTTGATAATATTCTAGTGCAAAATATAGATAAGAGAAAAAAGGTTTTTAGAAATGGGGCTAAAGAGATAATAAAGAGTGGAAAATTAAGAAAGAATACAAAAGGCACACTAGCTCTTAGAAAAAAGGGAGTTGCTAAGGGTGGCGAATCGAGTAGCACCAAACCATTAATGCACACAAACGACCTATTAAACTCTATAAAAACAACCGAAGAAGGTATTGAATTTTTACCATATGGAGAACACCATTTAAGCGATACCAAAGTAATGAGTAACAAATGGACAAAGAAATTTATTCCTAATGCCATTGGTAAAACAATTAAAAAGAGAAATTTTTTACCTTTAACACCAAAAGGGAGATATAGTAGTGTTATCTCAGATAGGATGAAAAAGCTAGACACTCAATTATACAAAAGACTTAATAAGGCTTTAAGGAAATAAAATGGCAGAAGGAGCGTTATCAGATGAAGAAATCAATGAAATCCTTAATCAGTATGAGGGAGAAGTTACTGAAGAAGATAGAAGACTCCTCTTATGGATCGCTCTCGGACTCGGATATGATATTTCTATCTTTTCTGCTAGAATTGAACGAGAGATTGCAGTCCTTAGAGCAACTGGGGCAACGGAGCTTGGCATTATTGGAGCTATTCGAAGAGACTACGAGACCAACGGAAGAATATTTGGAGAACTTCGAAATTCCATTAAGCGAGGAGTTGTACTTGGAATTATGCAGAGTTCTAGACTCGGACAAAGTGCCATTTATGGCGATAGCGTAGAAAGTTTTAAGTGGGTAACGATGCAAGGCGGCAGAGTATGCGAAGACTGCCAACCAAGAGCAGGAAAAGTAGCAACTTGGCAAGAATGGGAATCTATAGGGATGCCAGGGACTGGATGGTCAAGATGCGGAGGAAATTGTTATTGTATGTTAGTACCAGTAGGCGTTAAAGTATCAGATACAGTCAAACGAGGTTAATTTTTATATTTTCGCACCTTAGCTTCAATACAATTATCGGTAGAGTCAGTATCCTTTAAAGTATACCCTTTTTCGGCATCATAATCAAAATCACTCTCTTCCCATTGACATAAAAACCCTTCACTATCATAAGTATCCTCAATTCTAGGGAATATACAATTTAAACACTCACCTAAACTCATAGTAAATACAACAATAGCTACCCAAGTACCAAATATCATTTAATCTCCATTTCTTTTTCTCGTTTTTCTAATTCTGCATACCATTCCCTTTTTTCCTCGCCAGTCTTTCTACCCAAAGGCTCTAAACCTACCTTCTTCGCTCTTTTAAGCCTTCTATATGATGCTAAACTCTTCTTTCGGTTCTTAGCCCTTTGCTCAGGTGTTATCTCAGGTTTATAACCATAATCTTTGCTAAGTATCTTTTTAACTCTTTCTTTTTCTTTCTTTGTCTTTGTTCTAGGCTTGTTATTCTCTTCATCTCGTGGCGGCAATTCTTCGGCATCTATAATCTCCGCATCCTCTATAATCTCTGCATCTTCTAACTTCTTACTCTTCAACCATTGGTCATAAGGACTAGATACCTGAACACTTATACGCTTAACCAACTTACCACCTGCCTCTAACACTAACCTGGCAGCTTGTACATTACCTAACTTAGCCTCCCTTACCATAGAACTTATAACAGCAGGTATCTCACCACCCAAAGAAGCTATGTAAGTCTCATACATAACCTCACCAACACCAGACTCCTTCTTCCAATTCTTAAGCGTAGACACAGAAACACCAACCTCATCAGATACAGCACCTAAGTCCATATTAGGATTCGTAGCCATCAACTGAATAGCTCTATCCTTATTCTCTCTTTTTATCATTTTCGGCATAACCTAATATATAACCCTTTTGACTGAATATCATATTTTTTTCTATTTTGACTGTTTATTTTTATTTTGAGAGTTTTAGTATCCCCCCAACACTATTTTTCGTCATACGGTGTATGGGGTGCAATCCGAGTTATGAGAATCACTTAAAGTATTACTTGAGGTGATTAAATCTCTGTAACTAGACAAAATGAGAGGCAAAGGGACACGCAGAAGAACCCTAATATTTGAAATTTAAATAAGATTTAAAACAATATTAAATAAAACCATAGGCAATTAATAAAAGTATCTTTAAACCTGGTTTAAACCTGGTTAAACCTTAATATAATAGTATTGTATTGGTATATATGATAAGTTTAATAGATGCCGCCGAATCCTGGATTAAATTAAACTTTTTTCTCGTCGATAAAACAAAAATAATTAAAATAATTGAAAGTTTTTATTGCTTTGTATTAGTTTTATTAACGAAATTAGTTTAGTAATTAAAATAACAATAAACGAAAGGAAA